CCAGCTAAGAAGGCAGAGCCAGCCCCAAGCGTGCTAATAGCTGCCGATCCAAACGCAGCAAGCGGCGTAAGCCCTGAGCGCGCAGCCCAGATAGACGCTGTAATCGCCCTCATGGAGGAAGGCAAGTCAGAGAACGGCGCGTGTCTGGAGGTCGGAATTCATCGGAATACGTTTAGGTCTGCTGCCTTGCGTCATCGCGCTGCCGACGCCTACGCGCGCGGACTGACAGCTTTGGCGCATGACCAGATCGTGAAAATGGAGGAAGCAATTGCTGACGCGCGCACGAAAGAGATCGGCGCAGACGTTGCCAGACTTGAGATTGACACCAGAAAATGGTTCGCGTCCAAGTTCCTGCCCAAACAATACGGCGACAAGGTAACAACTGAACTGACTGGCCCAGAAGGCGGCCCCGTGAAGTACCAAAACATGGCCCCAGCCGACCTTGACGCAGAGATAGCGCGGTTGCAGGCATTGGTAGGTAAGCCATGATTGAGGCTATACGTTGTATTTCCCGCGACCAACTGCACCGAGACTGGAGCTAACATATGGCAACGACACAACTGACTGCGGCTGATACAGCGGCTCAGACATTCACACTGCACACAGCCAACTATCCTCGCGTGATGGTCACGGCGACAGGCTTGGCTGGCGCAGAAACGGCTACTGTCCAGTTCGTGCCTCCGAATGGCACGGCTACGGCTGTCGTCAACGACGATAATGTCGTGGCGGTCATGACCGTTGCGCTGCCCAGCGTGATCTTGGCTGGCGGTCCTGATTACCTGCTGACCAAGGGCATCACGGCGGGCGCTGCCAGCTTCTCAATGACTCCGGTCACGCATCCGAATTGATGTTCCACCCACCTCCGCTTCGGCGGCTCACAACCTGAGAGGTTTGCATCACCATGGCAACGTTCCCGTTCCTCCGCAATCGCAACTGGTTCAACCAGTCCCTTAACCGTGCCTTCCCGCCTTCGCAGGCTGGCGCAATCCGTGACGCATTCGCCCTTGAGGCTGGCGTCAAGGCGACCGCAACCGGCAAGACCTCGAACGCAACACTGGCGCTCGACACCGACTTGGTGATTCCGGACATCATCGCCGGTATTCCTTACCTGTTCGACATGATCCTGCCCATCACGGCTACGGCTAACGGCTCGATTGCGCTGGATCAGGCAGGCGGAACCGTTGTTGCGTCCACCTACACCGGCTTCACGACCTTCGTCACGGCTGCGGGCGCTGCGACCACGATCATCGACGTATCGGCCCTGAACACGGCGCAGAACCCGACCAATGCCGCATTCGTCCGTGTCCTGCATCGCGCCATCGGCATCTTCTCGACGGGCGGCAGCTACGGCATCCAATGGGCGCAGTCGGATTCGCACACTGACACGACAACGGTAGGCATCGGATCGTACATCACGGCGACCCCATTGACCGCGCTGTATAGCCGCTAACAGGTGTAGACTCAACCAGAGCGCAACGCTCAGGCCCGGTGCAAGTCCGGGCTTCACTCTCGATCAAGCGGGCCTAGTTCCACATGAACCCTAACTTCCTCTCCCTAAGCGTCAGCCACGCCCTGCACGCTGCTGAATCCATGCAGGACCAGTACGCCGAGTTCCTGCAAGCGCAGTACCACTTCCACGGATTGCCGAACCCCCGCATGGAACTACAGGAAGGCGAGGCCGAGATTGTCTATTGCCGCGATTCGCCGGTATCTGAGCGTTGCGGCTGCGGGGCTATTGGTGCCAATCCGGTCATGATTGGCGATCAGGTGATGACGCACCATTGCGAGAACTGCTGGAACAATGTAGTGGCCGACGCCAACCGTCGCAAGGCGGAATACGAAGGCATGGTTGCAGAAGGCGTGCATCCGCGTGTGGCTAGTCGGGCAATGCTTGCCAAGAAATAATCCCCAACGCAGCCAGCGCGTACCCTTCCCCCAGTTGCCGGTCGGGGAAGTTGGCAACCGGCCCTATTTGCGGACTGACTGAATGCTAGACCCGAACCGGATTGCGCTGCTAGAGGCACTGCAAGCCCAGTACCGTTACCACAAAATCAAGCGATTTTACCCTGATAGCGGACCACTTCGGCGGGAGTTGTACCCGAAGCACATGCTGGCGTTTGAGTTCAGCAAAACGTATAGAGAGACTACCTTCCAAGGGGGCAACGGTGTTGGGAAAACTGAAGGGGTCGGCGCTTACGTTGTAACGCTCCATGCGACTGGCGACTATCCTGGCTGGTGGGGCGGTAGAACCTACAGCCGCCCAACGGACATGTGGGTAGCTGGCGACACGAAAGAGACAGTCCGCGACATTACCCAAGTCAAGCTGCTGGGCGACATCGCAAAAGGTGGCATGGATGCGCTTGGCACTGGAATGATCCCACGCCATGCGCTGCTGACGAAAGACGGCCAGTTCAACGGCAAGTTCCGACAGGGCACGAACTACGCTTGCGACTTCGTGCGGGTGAAGCATGTGAGCGGCGGTTATTCAACCATCGGGTTCAAGTCCTACGACCAGCGCCGCGAGTCTTTCCAAGGCACCGAAAAGGACCTGATATGGCTTGACGAAGAGCCGCCCATGGATATCTACACGGAATGCCTGTTCCGTGGGCGAACGGTCAACGGCATGATCCTGCTGACCTTTACACCGCTGTCTGGGCCTACGGACGTTGTGCGCTCGTTCCAACGGGCTGCACTGTCCAATGAGGAAGGGGCGAGCAAGGTTCTGGTCAAGTGCCGTTGGCAGGATGTGCCTCACTTAACTGAAGCCGAGAAGGCGCAAATGTTGGCGGGTTGCCCGCCATATCTTCGCGACGCCCGCATGAATGGCGAGGCAGTTGCTGGCGTAGGAAGGATTTACCCGGTGGAAGAAAGTCAGTTCGTCATCAAGCCGTTGCCGAGCCTCCCCGATCACTGGCCACGATTGTTCGGCATCGACTGCGGTTGGCACATGACCGCAGCGGTTTGGCTGGCACATGATCGCGACACGGATACGGTGTACCTGTATTCGGAATACTACCGAGGCGAGGCGGAGGTTCCATTGCATGCGGCGGCTATCAAGGCGCGCGGTCATTGGATTCCTGGCATCGGCGACGTTGCCGGGGGGTCACAAACAACCGGAGACACGTTCCTTGATCTGTATCGCAAGCAGGGGCTGATAATCCGGCTGCCGAACAAGGCTGTGGATGCTGGCATCGCCACAGTACTGGAACGGCTCTCTACGGGGCGGCTCAAGGTTTACAACACTTGCGAGAAGTTTCTGGACGAGCTTCGGCGCTATTCGTATGACGACAAGGGCCGCATCCGCAAAGAGGATGACCACGGACTCGACGCCATGCGGTATGGCTTGATGAGCTTGGACCAAGCCCGCACGAAACGAACCGAAATTGCCCCATCCATCCCCGAACAAACCTTCGGTCTGTACTAAGGATTCCCATTGGACGACGAACTGAACGTTGACCTTACGGTCAGCGCCGATCCCGCTTTGCTTGAGGGCATGGAAGCCTTGCGCCTGTTGGCCGAGGCCGAGCAGGAGGCGGAAATCAAGCGGCTCACGGACATGCGGGCATTGGTAGCCAAGCTCGCCAGGAAGCGCGACGAGTCGATCAAGGCCAAGCGCGAGATTGACCGCATGGCGTTGGACTCGCAGCGCATCTATCGGGGCGAAGATCGGTACAACGACGCGACCAAGACGCAGGCTATCCCGAGCGAGGGAGGGCCGAGAAGCCGCACCCCGCACCTGTTACGCGCACGGACAGACCGCTGGGAAGCGCGCATGTGTGACATGCTTAGTGCGACGCCTTGGGGCTTGGAGCCGGACTGCGGCAAGTATTCGGACGATCCGCAGGCTCAAGCCCAGGCTGAGGCCGATGCGCAGCTTCGTTGCGACGGCATGGAAGAAAAGATCAAGTCGCAGTGGAACAAGTCACGCGCGGATCGCCATATCCGGAAGATGTGCCGGGATGCGGCACGGAAGGGAACCGGCCTGATATCAGGACCGTTCGCCACAGTAGAGCGCAAGCGCCGGTATCGCCCCAAAGTCCCTGCACAGGACGGATGGCAGCAGGGCGGCTATGTGCCCGTCCAGCCTGCTCCTGTCGGCGTGTCCGTGATGGGCACGGAAGAAACGACCTTCCCCGAGATTCGGGAAGGCGACATGCTGTTTTTCTTCCCCGACATGACGCCAAGCGCCGATCAGGCCGAGTTCGCCCATTACCTGCACCTGATGGGGCCGATGGAGATTCGGAATCTGGCTCCAGGTTTCGACCCGTTGCAGATCAATGCGCTGCTGAAAACGGAGCCTGACCTTGGCGAAGTCCGCCAAACCCTGACCCTGCACACGCAATACCTCGACCAGCCGGATATGTGCAAGGACCGATATGCGGTCTGGCACTACACCGGCGTTTTGGGCAAGGATGAACTGGACGTGCTGGGGCTGGAAATCCCGCCCGAGTGCGAATGTCCGGATACTGAGTTGGGTTCCGAATCCCCGCCGCCCATGGCGATGGCGGATATCTGGTACTGCCAGGACTTCGTACTGCGCGCTACGCTTGCCAAGGTGCCGGACGACTTCCGGATT